GGCCGTTTGCAGCCTCGAGTGACTCAATGGCACCGGCAGAGATGGTAACATAATTACCGGCAATGAATTTGGAAACACAATCCACGCCTTCATAACGGGTGATACCTTTCAGATTGTCCCCGGTACCGTCACCGAACATAATCTGATAGTTCTCGGAGAATTTGACCCATAAAGGCAGACGGTTGAGGATGAATGATACTACATACTGCTTTGCCTTCAACAAACGTTTTGACAGATTCATGTGGGTACCGATACGTTTTACATTCGTGAACTCTTCCTTGAATTTCAATGATGATTCAGCCAACATACCGTTTTCTGCTACAACCATGACATTGCGGTCAAAATCATAGACCTGTTCGTATGAGATGGACAGTGCGGATGGATCACCCTGTTCAACCATCATCAGATCACGGAGATTCAGTTTCTGTTCGTTGACTGCGGTGACAACACGTCCTGTCGAGCGGTTGTTGCTTCTTGGCGTATTGGAACTTTCGGTGATGGATACGATGCCTTTTAAATCAAGATTCATGGAACCGGATGTCTTGGTGCGGTTCGCAAAATAATCCTGGCATGCAGGACTGTCAAGAAATTCACCAACAGCTTTCTCCACTTCATTGACGGAAGTCATATGACCGCCTTTTTCCTTGATCTTGTCGAAAGCCTCCGCCAGAGCTGTCACCTTTTCAGCCTGTTCATCATAGGACTTTTTAATATCTTCAAAATTGGAAAGATGTTTCAACTGTTCTGTGATATTCTTGGAGATATCCTTGAACCTGTTCTCAATATCCTCCTTTGTCATCAGACCTTCGGCAAATTCATCACATACTTGTTTGCATTTCAACTGGATACTGCCCAAAAGAGATTTTTCCTCATCGGTCATGTCCTTTTCCTGTTTGGCGAAAGAAATCAGGGAGACAGGTGCTGCAACCAAAAGTCCGGTTACATGTTCCGGACCATTTAAGGCACATACTGTACAAACGACAGCCACAATGGCAAACATAATAAGGGATTGGTATTTCCCCACATTTAAAAAAGTCTTCATTTCAAATTCGTTTTTGGGTTAAACATTAAATAAATTGACTCAATTTTGCAGCAAGCGAGAGATTCGTTTCGTGCTTCTCATTTCCCTTGTCATCAGCAGGCTGCCGGGTGTCATCTGACGGCGCGACAGCAGCTTCAGGTTTGGTATCTGCAATCTTGGAAATCATTGTTCTATATACACGGCTCCAGCAGTGAGGACAACGAACATAGCTTACGATATCCTCTATGCTTTTGCCTGTCAAGTCAACATCAAGGCTTTTATGGGCGTCAAGGACAGCTATAACCTGCTCACGGATTTCAGGTTTCAGTTTATCCATTTCGGTTCGGACAATATCCTCTACAATCCATCTCTGATACATGGCGGCAAGGTCAAGCACCTGATTGTTGAACGTGGTTTCAGCCTGTTGGTCATAGTCGAATGTATGACCGCATTCCGGACAGGTAACCATATTGCTGTTTCCTGTCAATGCCTTTTCGATAAGATCCAGTTTCATACTTAAATCATTTAACCGCTCATCCGAATATCTCATGTTCAGAGCTTTGTTTATCATTTCAAGAGATGATGTAAGCTTCGCGCGCTGTGTGTCAATACTGTCATCACTCTTTATATCCACAAGAAATGTCTGAGGGTTTGATCCCCATGCTTGTAAGGTGGAGGCTTCCCCAAGAAACCATTCTTTGACATGGGCCGGATCATTCACATCCCTGCGGATGGCTTTCACACCGACGGAATGCTCCAGTGTCTTGCCACATTCAGCATAAAGTTTGTAATCTTCAAATGTTTCCCGTCCGATCTGTTTGTTAAGGTTCATTTTGGATACGATAACCAGATTCATGTTATCTTCCCTCGCTTCAATAGGGCAACCTATAAGTTTTGTCTTGTCATGGTCCAGCAGATGTTTGCCACGTTTTAAGAAAAACTCGTTGATCGTTTTATTGAAAGAACCGCTATCAGAGATATCACCTTGCGTATCTTTAATACCGATACCATTAACGGCAATCGTAACAATGCCTTTCTGCTCATCAACATCATTCGCCTTCGTCTTCAACTGAAGGCTTCTCAACTCTTTGTCCATTGTCATTTGATTTTTTAGTTATACTTAAGATTTTCTTTACTCTCTCAAGCTCCTTGTCAGACATCTCGTACAGAAGTTTGTCAAACAGGGAGTTTTCAACTTTGCTTTCCCCGATACGGGCACGGTAATCATTCAGGGTGATGATACCATTCTGAAATTCGCCCATCGCACGTTCCGATATGATTTTAGAAACTTCCTCCTTTTCCTTCTGCCCTTCCTGAAGGCAGTCCACGTGACTGAAATCGACATCAATGTAATATCCGTCACGGTCATATCCCAACATACGTGTCAGTTCACTGGCGTAGCGCCTGGCTGCCGGGATTATCTTGGAGGTGTAGACTCCCTTCTCAGCGGATTTCTGATTATTGAATGTACTGTGGTCCTTGCGTGGTACAAGTTCCGGCGGAACACCAAATACACCGGCAATTATGATGGCATCATTCAATGTTTCTTCAAAAGGCTGTAATTCCTGAATGCTGAGGTTGGTGCGGATGAAATCCATAGGAACATCACTTAATCCATACGGAAACCTGCTGTTGTCAAGGCCGTAATTCTCGTTGAATTCCTCACGAAGATTTCTCTTTTCATCTTCGGTCATGGCAACTGTACCCGTTTCGTCCTTTTTTTCGGAAACGAATATTCCCAAGGCTCCACGTTTCATGTATATCACATTTCTAGCCTGATAAACAGGAATGAGATTGTCAATGGCCATCTTTACGGAATACAGCCGCGAATGACCTTTTATAAAGTTGTCATTTCTATAATCTGTGTTACCGTCCTGATCGTGATAAATGAAATTAGGATTGATCTGTTCAGCATAGTTCAGCCCGTACTGTAACAGGTAATAGTCAATTATATCTTCTTTCTCGGCATTACCGAATAAGGGGATATAGTTCTTCAATCGGATGGTAACCTTATCTGATGGAAGCACCCAATAATTTTTGCATTTTTTGTAAATTGGGGTCTTTAATGTTTGAAATGCTTCAGGTACAACGCATTTCAAATAGCTGTTACCGGTAGCATATTTATATACAAAATGTTGGTAGACAATCCCTTGAAATGAATTCAAACAATTAGGACGGTCTATCAGGTCATTGAACTGCTTGTTGTTCCATACGACCGAATCATCGGAAGCTTTTTTGAGCATGAACCTACCCCCAGCAATGCGGCTGGCAAGAAAGTCGATAGGGAAGAATATCTCACCGACGGTGTTGAAAAGAGTAAGGAAATTGGAATCAGCCACATATGGGCTGTATATGTCTTCGCTAAGTCTGAATCTTCTTTTTGACAGGGCGGAGAATATCTTGTCAACTTCCTGAGCTACAAGGCTGGAAATATCGGTGCTCTTCTTCTTTCCAAATATATTTTTTAAAATTGTCATATAGGAATCTGTTTCCGGCAAATGTAAAGAGAAGAAGCTTTCATTTTACAAAATACCTCAATCTTGAAAATAGGAGAGGGGAGGAAGTGATATGTAATAACTTGTATACAAGTTGATTATAACTTATTTTAGCTGGAACGCGATTTTATTATGTAGTGCCCCCAACCACTGAGAACCGTACTGGCTCCCTTATTTTCGCAATCAACGTTGTAGTCCATCAGGTTGGTTACAAAATTGCCGTATTCCCGTGATTCTTCAAATTTCTTGGGGGAAAGAAGAAGATTTTTCTTTATAAAGTCAGATGTGGCGGATATGCGTTTGTCTACATCGGAATATTCTTTTATCACTCTGATATCCGCCCCTTTCATCTCTTGTCTCAGCTCCTTTACCATCTGATAATAGACAGGAGAACATTCAAATATATGGGTCTTTGCTTCATGGCACATGATGGCCTTTTTTATCTCGTCAACGGATGATGTGTCTTTAAACATGGCATCTGTCAGATGCCATGTGTTGCCGCAACGGCGCGTATGTACAAGAAGGAATGTTCCAGCCACATTCGGCATTATATAAACCACGCTGTCTGTATAATTATGTACAGTATCCGGATTGAAGAAGTCGAGCATTCCTTTACCTGCGTATAAATTCCGTTTGCGCCGGTTGCTGAACTCGATAAAACTTTCGTGGCACAAGTCATGGACAATATATCGGAACGTGTCGGACAAATGCCCGTGTTCCTCATACGACTGCTTGGTAGTGGAGTTTTTCACTTTTGTTTTTAATATGCCACCATTGGAATCTTTCTGGACACTCATATAGTCCTCAAGAGATATCGTACAACTTTCGTCAATGCAGATTTCAATGCCGGGTATCTGGAAATCGAATATCGCATTGATGAACTCGCCTGTCATGGCAACGGACGGATTTCTGTCACCCACTTTGTCTTCTATGTCGAAACCTTCATTCTTTAATGTTTCGATGAACAAGTCCATCCAGGAGCGTTTCTCATCATCAAAAGTGTTGGCTGATTTGGTGGATGCATCGCCATGGACAAACAGCTTGTCGCAATACCTTATTGATTTCAGATATTTGGCGACCAGTTTGGATGATTTCCTCACTGTGTTATTCGGGGATTCGGCACATGTTTCATGGAACTGCCATATCTTTATGCCTGTAGTGAAATCCACTTGCCAGTAACTGATACTGATGAACGGCAGCACATTATTATCGACAGAAAGATGAACAGGCAGACTCGGATTATACGGGCGCTCTCCCGAATGCTGTCCTCTTTTGAACGAGCCGAAAAATTCACTGCCGGTACGTATGACTCCCCATTCGCCCAGTGCATAAACATTATAGTAGTCCGGATCGTTGATACGGTCTTTCTCGAAGTCGGCGACACACTGTTCATCGTAATAGCCGTATGTGCCGTCCGGAGATCCGACAACCCAGAAGTTATTCAGATAAGTGGACTGGATGAGGACAGTATCGCCCGGATGTTCCACAATCTCTTTCGTCCGGACATTCATAATCTGTTTGGGCTCATTCATTCTTAGTGACTTTACCGTTGTAAGTTCTTCAGGGATTCTCTTGCCACCCAAAGTTACTTCCATCGGGATATCATGCCATTTGTCCTTGTCGAATATCTCTTTCTTAATCCAGTGGGTAATTTTGATGGGGTTAAATGAACAGATTATTTGCTGGCCGTGCTTGCCACGCAGACGTTTCCTTATCTGTTTGAAATCTCCGTGTTCAAAATCAGAAAACTCTTCAAGAAACACACGCTTGTAATTCTCTAGTCCTTTGATCTTTTCGGAATCATCCAGACCGGAAAAAGTAATTTTAGCTCCATTGAACTTGCAGACTATGCGCCTTTCCTTAAAGTCAAAAAGATGATAGACATTCAAAGTCTTTGAAGCTTCCTTGAATGCTTCATATATGGAATCTTTCAGAGCTGCACCGACTTTTCTGAATACTTTAGTGTTCTCGGGATCCTGCAAGGTCATTATAAGGATAGCCTGAGCTATACTGAATGACTTGGCGGATGATGAACCGCCATACAGGATGATGAATCGTAATGAAGCATCCTGCAAATATTTCAAAAGATGAAAACAATTAGGATTGAGTTTCTTGTAATTTATAACCATATACTGTTCTATAAGTAGGTGATTCTCCTAGGGTAGATAAAGAAAAAGTGTTAGTGTGCTGTTCTATTTATCCGATTTGTCGTTTTCGTCAAAACCGATGCGCAGTTCACCGATCTTATCGCCGTCATTTTTTACATTGATGGTCTTTTCGGCATCCCATCCGTTCCATGCACCAAGAAGCCGGGCGGCTTCTGTCTTACCTGTGAACTCATAGGAAACTTCTCCTTTCTTGTTGGTTATCTTCTTCATTGCATTCCGGATACGTTTGGGCATTTGGTCGGGTCGCTTTAATTTTACTTTGCCTGTTGAAGAATCAAGTATATATAAGTCTTTGGGGTCAGCCATTACAATATCATAGAGAACCTTCTCAACCGCCTCACGTCTGACTGCGGAATCTTTGGCACGTTGTTCCTTAATTTGATTTATCCTTTGGGAGACCTTTGGGTTTGACAAGAGAAGGCTGGCTTCAGTCCATACACTTTCTGCCTTCATTTTGGAAGCATTGTAAGCCATGCGGTAGGCTTCGCTTGCATTGCCTTCGATATCTACATAATATTGGCAGAAATTTTCTTGTTTGAGTGTCAGTGGTCTGTCTTCTTTTGATGTCATATGGTTTTATATTTAAGCCTGCAAGAAAAAAAGATGGGGTTAAGACTTCTTTTCCTGCAGGTGGATTAAAACTTAAAAAGTAATTTCATTGGGCGCTATCCTTCCTCCGCCTTGGAATTTTGGGGCGTTTGGTTTCTCCGCCCGGCAAAAATCTTTCTGATTCCATTCTCTACGGAGGTGTAGGACAAAGGTACTAAGAAAATGTACCTGTCCACTACTTGTTCAGAATTGTCATGTTCACGGGTGGTCTCCACCAGTTCAATATCAATGCTTTTATACGATCCCACAATTTCTGCGAAGCTTTTTACGGTGATAGGTTGCATGTTCGCCACATTGACAAGGCGTTTGTGTGAGCCGTAGGCATAGATGAGTCCTTGTACCGCGTCATCAATGTAGGTGAAGCAACGGATATTCCGGCCGTAGTTGTACAGTTTGACTTTTCCTCTATTGAGTAAAAACCAGAGAAGAGTTCTTTTACGTGGGAGGGAACCGTACACGTTATGAAGCCGGACGCCTGTCGCGTCTTTGCAATAGAATGAGGCGTACTGCTCGTTGAAGTATTTGGATATGCCATACATGGAGGTTGTGTTGCATGGATGGGCGGCAGACGAACTTGCGTATACCAATTTTACATGATACCTGTTGCAGGCATCAGCGACATTTATGAAAGTGTCAATGTTGTCTTTTCGGATTTGGGGGATGTTTCCATTGAATACGGAAGTCTGTGCGGCCAGGTGGAATACACAGTCTATATCTCCGTTTTTGAGGATGTCGCAAATGCTTGTGTTTGTTGCACAACCTCCCTCAAGGAAGAATATTTTTTAGAACAGTTAGCATTAAATTATTAAAACTCTCTTTTGTGGGATATTCTGATAAGAAAAACTTATCAGAAAAGTTCTGGTCAAGTTGAAGGTTACTAATTTTATATAATCCAACCAATTGTTGGCTGCTTTGGCAACCGGGATTGCGGATTTATAACAAACATGTCTCATTAACTTTTTCAGATTATAGGCCATGGCTGCCAGCAAGACATGTTTGTTCGCAAGTCTTATACCTCTGGTACGCACTTTTCTCATGGCTCTAAAATCAAGTAATGTGCCCAGAACCGGTTCAACCGTGCTGGAACGTAACTTTTTCATTTTCCGTCCTATTGGAGAATGTACCCTTTTGTATGCGTTCTCATAGTAAGGTTTATAAATAGTTGTGGAGAGTTCCTTGACAGGATACGTTTTATTTTTGATGCATTGTCCTTTCAGTGGACAAACCGAACAGTCTTTCTGTGAACTTCGGTATATTTTTGATTCATAGGTTCTTGTGGTGGGTTTATGTATTTTTATGAAGCTCAGTTTTTTATTCATCCTACAGATAAAACAATCACTTTGGCTGTCATAAGAAAAATCCTTATGCTCATTTTTATAGTTGCCTATACAAGGAATATAACTTTTTATTCCTGCCTCCTCCAGATACTTAAGAGTAGGACCTCCGGAATAATTTGTATCTGCCAGCACATTCTCCACGCGGATATCATGACGGGACAAGTTCTTGGCTGCCTGGTTTAAAATAAATGGCAGACATTGACTGTCCCGTATATTGGCATATAGACCCAATGCCCCGCATATGATATGGGATGCCGTATCCACGCTTATTTGTGCCTGGTAGCACAAGCTTAGCGGACGTCCGGATTTAGTAGCCATCTTCGAGTCCGGATCGGTGAGACTGACCCTTTTTTCATTTTCCTGGCGCCTGGGATCTTTTGACTTGGGGGGATATTTTGTATTATCTTCTTCAGATTCTTCAGAGTTGTTCTTCAATTTGTTATAGTATTCCTGGCCGGCAATTTTCAGGTTCACTCTCAAACTTGCCATGGACGCATTCGCCTTTATCAAGGTACTGTCTATTGCTTGAGTTCTGCCATCAACCATACCGGTCTTTATGCACAACTCCAGAATATGGTTGAACACCTTCAAGAAAAGCTCCTCACCATAAAGTTTACGGGTACGGGAAAGCGTACTGTGCCATGGAAGCGGCTCGTCAATATTATAGTTTAAAAAATAGAGCATGTCCAGTCTCATTCCTGCCTGTTCCACAATCTTCCGGTCGGAAGGTATGTTCTCCAGATATCCAATAAGCATCAGCTTGAAAAAAACAACCGGATCAATGCTGGTCTGTCCCTCTTTCCCATAGTACTCCTGAGTATATTTGCGAATAAAGGATAGGTCCAGAACATCCTTTAAACGGCGATAGAAATTGTTGACCGGAACGCGTTCCGATAAACAGAATGTATAAAACAGTTTTTCTTCGTATGATTTGTAACCTTGCATAATTACTTTTTTCTCTAATATACTAATAATTAATAATATATGCAACAAAAGGGATTGCTTGTTTTAATAATTTTGAGTTGTGCAACAGGCACTAAAACCTACAGCATATGCGATTTCTGCAATAGAAATGTTGCATTCGACTTTGGTTAAAGTTTCTTTTGCCACATTTAATCGGTAGTTTCTCATAAATTGGCCAATGGATTGCCCTGTTAAGGATTGTAATTTCTGATTGACTAATGTTTTGCTGTATCCCATATCGCGGATAAAGCGCTCTAAGTTATAATCCGAGTCGGCATAATGTTCTTTCATTAAATTGATTGCCGATGTCATAAATGTGTTGTCTTTGGAACTAGCATTTATATTCAATGTTTCACAATTCATACTAGTGGAGAACATGGATTTGTATTTCTGGCGTAAGGCAAGTATATTTCGGATACGTAATTTTAGAATAACCTCATCAAATGGTTTGCACAGATATTCATCTACTCCTATTTCGTAGCTGATTCTTTCTTGGGCTTCAGACCGGAGGGCAGTGAGCATGAGAAAGGGGATGTGGGAAGTAGCCAGATTAGCTTTTACCTGGCGGGATAATTCATTCCCGTCCATGACGGGCATCATCAGGTCGCTGACAATCAAATCAATCGTTTCTCTTTGAATCAAGTAAAGAGCTTCTGCACCGTTCTGTGCTTCTTTTAATTGATAATTGTTTTTGAGAATGGAACAAATATAAGTACGCATATCTGCATTATCTTCAACAATGAGGATGGTTTCCTTTTTCTCGTTTCCATTGGCAGGAATGGAAAGTGGGTGTTCATTCTGCTCATATTTTTCTTTTTCTGATTCGGCTTGGGGGATACCTTTTTCCAAAGGTAATAGTATTCTGAAGAAAGCTCCTTGCTTGGGATTGTTTCCTGCATAGATGTTGCCTCCGTGTAGAGAAATGATTTTCTTACATAAGAATAGTCCGATTCCTGTGCTGCTTTGTCCATAAACGGGATATTTGATGCTCTTTTTGGATTGGTAGAAGCGTTCGAAAATACGTTCTATATCTTCGGGTACGATACCATTACCTGTATCTTTTATATCTATGAACAGCCAGGTATGGTTGTCTTTGTCGGTAAGGGAAGCCACATACAAACTTATTTTTCCATAATCGGGAGTGAATTTAACAGCATTGGATATCAGATTAATAATGGCTTTGCGCATATATTCAACATCAAATATCCAAAACGGGGTACAGAGCCGGAAGTAGGTGATGATGTTTATGTTCCGTTCATGGGCAAATACTTCGAAAGGCATTAATATATTTTGTATAAGGCGGATAAAGTTTTCGTTTGTCTTATTTAATACAACTTTGTCTGCATCTAACTTTCTGAAGTCCATTAATTCATTGACTAGTGATAGCAGATAATTGGAATTCCGTTCAGCTATTTGTAGCTGTTTCTTTACTTCCGGCTCATGGCTTTCGTCAAGGGCGCGTTGGATGGGACCGTTGATTAAAGTGACTGGTGTCCGGAATTCATGAGTGATATTGGTGAAGAAAGCAATTTTTTCTTCCGTTACCTCCTCGACGTGTCGTGCCATTATTTCTAGTTGTTTATTTTGTAACTCTAGCTCATGGGTGCGTTGGGCTACTTCTTTTTCCAGTTGTTTTTTCTGTTGACGGTACAGACTTATTTTCCATTGATAAAAATAATAGCTGCCTACGGTGATCAGAATGGCAAGCAATAAATAGAACCACCAGGATTTATAGAAATAAGGAGTGATGGTTACTTTGACTTCCGTTATTTTATCAGACCAATGTCCTTTCTCGTCTGTGGCACGGACTTGGAACACATATTTTCCGGAGGGAATGAAATTGTATCTAGCAGTATGTTCGCCAGGAAGGGTTTCTGTCCATTCATTCTCATAATTTTTCAAGCGGTAGGCATATTTCACTCGGTTACAGTTTCCATAGTTTAAGGTGGAAAACTCGATGGAAAAACCATGATCTTTTTCGTGCAGACGGATGGTATGTAAATTTGTTACCGCGCAGGGAGTTTTTCCGTCTGCTGGAGGATAGACCATGGTACCGGCGACACTGATTGAGGTCAGTTTGACTTTGGCATCCTGCTTTTTTATCTTGGCTATATCGGGGGTGAAAGCGACTAATCCGTTTATAGTACCGAAATATAACAGATTATTTTGGGGAGAATAATAAGATGCGTTCCAATAAAACTGATTATTGGGCAGTCCGTCTTCTTTTGTATAATTGGTGAAAGTCATGGTTTGTGTATCCAGTTGGGCGATGCCGTGGTTGGTGGACATCCACAGATGTCCCGTTTTATCTTCCACAATACCTATAATGGTATTATTGGGTAACCCATCCTTGCGGGTGTAGTTATGAAATGTGAACTGTGTTCCATTTTCTTCCGCTAGTTGATATAGTCCGTTCCCATTTGCTCCCAGCCAGATGGTACCATTATGATCTTCTATGATACAGTTTATTTTTTCTAATTGCAATGAAGTGGGTTCCGTCAGTTTATGTTTTAAATAGGTATAGCTGAATTGTGTGGAGGAAATGGAGAACGAGTATAAATCCATAATGAAAACTCCTTCAGATGTTCCCATCCAAAGACGTTTCTTGCGGTCGATAATGATGGACCCTACCGCATCGAATTCATTGTCGGAACGGTCAAACAAGATCCGGGTGAAACGCTTGGTCTTTTTATGGTAGAAATGAAGCCCTCTGGTAGTACCAAACCATAAACCATTGTTCATGGTGTCTTCACAGGCGCTGCTTAGAAAATCTCCCTCCAATCCTATGGAGTCTTCCCGGATATGGCGTTGGAAAGTTTGGTTATGGGGTATATTTAGATTTAGTTCATTGATTCCGACCCCCCAAGTATATGCCCATAAATGATTTTCGGAATCAATGAGAATGCCACGGATGGAGTTATTACTAATGGAAGTGGGATTATTCTGGTCAAAAGTATAATGGATGAACTCATCGCTGCCTTTGCTCTTTTTGTTGAGTCCTCCCTCTACTGTTCCTACCCATAGATTTCCGTCTTTGTCTTCGCTGATGGCATTGACCGGATTGGGGGAAAGAGAGGTTTCTCGCAGATAGTTGTATTGCCACACATACGTTTGCAGACAATTGGGAGTCAATAAATTGATTCCTCCTATCTCAGTCCCTACCCAGATATTCTCATTGTCGGTCAGCAGGCAGTTGATGAAATTACAGTTCAACGACTTGTCAGGCATTTCATTGTTTTGGCGGATATAAGTAAAAGTATCGGTATCCCGATTGTATACATTGAGTCCGTTCAGAGTGGAAACGATGACATCTCCTTTGCTAGTCAGTTTAACTCCGGTTATATAGGCTTGACTTAGCATTCCAGGGCGATGATTGGAGTAACGGTACCGGTTCAAACTCTGCTGGGTATGGTTATACTTGAAGAGTCCGCGATTGGTTCCTATCCATAACAATTCCCCGTCAGTTTCCATGCAGAGAATTCTCCAGTCTTCTGAAAAGGGTTTCAGCAGCTCCGATACCATGCTGGTTTTCAGTAAGTGGTTGCTCCCTTTTTCAATACGGCATACATGATTATCTATGCCTGCACAGATGTATTCTTGCAGGTCAATAACAGCGTGGATGGGGGATTCTGTATCTTTTTTCAGTTTATAGTAATCTTTTATTTGCCCGTCTACGCCTAGTTCCAGATACCATAGATTCTTGTCTGTCGATATCCACAAATTATCCTGCTTGTCCCGATAGATGGATGCAATGTAGTTACTTGCTAGAGATTTCAATTCGGCAGGCAGTTCTTTGTCCGTGTCTATCTGTGTATAATGTTTCAAGTCAATGAGGTCTATTCCTTCTTCCGACCCTATCCAGAGTCGTTGAAACTTATCCTCACAGACTTTATGCACGTAGTCGTTTTTCAAGCGAATGGAGTGGGACTGGGAATTATAATGAATAAATTGATAGCCGTTATACCGTCCTATTCCATTATTAGTAGCTACCCAGATATATCCTTGAGTGTCTTTGTAAATATCATTGATAAAGTTATGGGGTAACCCAGTATCTTCTGTAATAAAGCTGAAATTATATCGGTTGAAAAAGTTATGTAAGTTTTCTCCAAATAAATTCAATGCTCCTCCTATAAGTAGAAAAAGTGCTATGATGTGCGTTTTCATATCAGTACTTGTTTCCCAACAAATGTAAATAATAGTAAGATAGTTCCAAAACATTTGAATGGAAATCTTGTTTTTGAGGGTAATATAAGTAAAATGGCGGGTGGAGATTACAATGGAATTACAAAAGAATGTGATGAAGGCTTTTATTATATATAGTAATAAAAAAGGCTCGCTATCTGCGAACCTTTGTGCTCTTCGTCTTGGACTTGAACCAA